TTTAAAATAATTGTCCCAAACTCCAAACTTTACTGGCTCAATCTCGTACCAATTTATAACACTAGCCTGTTTCTCTGTAAGCATAAAAGTTTCCTTGTTTACCTTAGTGTTGTCCCACATCGTTGTTTTAGGGCATAACAACTCTTCGCCTTCTGGCATAACCAGATTATTAAGCCAATACATATAGTTGCCCTTCGGATCATTAACAAAGTATATCTTAACAATGTCCTCTGGCATATTCATTAAGTTTTGATACTTCTTTTTTTCTAACAACTTAGTCTTGTAGTATTTATTTCTGAACTTCATTTCTATAACGCAAGGGTTACCTTTTGGAGTCTTACCTTTAGCATCGTAAAAAGTATTATCCTTTCCACACCACTCCAGAGCCCAACCGTCTAAGTTTAAGAGATCAACTGTTGCTTTCTCGTATTTATCTATTATACTCATTCTTTTGGCTTTTCTATGCTCTCAAAATGATTATTAAGCTGGTTTACCCACTGCTGGTATTTTTTCTTATTACAAGAGGTGCAAGGAGGCTTATAGTATTTTTTATTAAATACATCTGCATAATACCTAGCTATCATCTCAAACTCTTTAGTGGTTACGTCATTCCCCTGTTTATTTCTAAACTCCTCCCAGTTATTGTATTGTTCTAGTGTCATTTCCTTTTAAATTTAAAATTATCCAATTTGTCTCGCCTCTCTTCGCAGCCACAGTCGTCCCCCCAGATTCGTTTAACTATCCACTGTACCCCTGTTGCTTTAAAAATTTTCTCTAGTAAAGTCCCCAGTTTCATATTTTTCTTGTATTTCTTTTTTAATTAATTGAACTGTGTTTCTCAATGAGAAGTAGCCGATGTTTGATTCCCTACTCAAAGCACTTATGCTAACATTGTTTAAAAAAATGTCTTGAAATATCTGGCTAAAATATAGCTTCTTCATATCGCTAGCATTTCTTATGCTGCTATTTAAGTCGATGTCGTTTTCTTTGATCCACTGAAAAACGCACTCTATTTTATTAAGCACCTCAGACTCACTGTAAACCTCTTCGCTGCTCTCTTTTATACTATCCTCTGTCTCAAAAATAAAACGCTTCTCCTTTCTTTTAAGATCAAAAACCATATTTCTAAGTATAACGTAGCAACCGTAAAAATTAGGCTGGTCATCATTAAAAGTATAATCTGCATCTTTCTCGTGCATTTTTAAATAAAACTCTTGCACCACATCTTTTGCAGTATCAATATTGCAACCAAGCTCTAAAACGTATTTTATCCAGAGCCTATCGTATTTATGCAGTATCTCCAGCATCTTCTGTATAGGTTATTGAAATTAAAATAACCGCAATCATTAACTGAAATGTTATTTGTTTACCCTCTTCTATATAATCTTCGTCATATAAAAAAAGAAAACCCAGTCCAGTTATAAAATTAAACTGCAAGACTGGATTGTATTTGTCTGTTATAGCTAGTAGTCCTATCAAAAGAACTACCAAAGCCGATAAAGCGTATATAATCATTACTAATTTTTTGACTAATATACGTAATTTTTTTTAAATACTTTTTAAAAACTTATTAGCCCTTGTATCCTCTTCTATTTTTTTTATTAAATTATCGTTATCCATACTAAAGCCGACGTTGTTGATAACAGACCTTAGTGGTATAGGGAATTCAAGAGGAGTAGGTCTGCCTCCAGTTTCAACCTCTTTAACTTTTCTAACGTGAATCTGTGTAATCATAAAATCGTTAGGGTGTTGAACGTACCTATGTATAACCCAAAAATCATCAGCTCTATTCACAAACTTAGCACCCCCCTCTACGTCTCCAGACTGTGGAGGTATTGGGTAACCAGCATATTTATGATCCGACCTATGTAATATACGTATAGCTCCTGTATTTGCGTGAACGTTTAACCAAACCGTTATATTATTCTTTTTACAGAAAATTCTAAATTCTGTCGTAGCTTGATAGTCGTACTCGTGACCTCCTATGCTTTTTATCAGCTCTGGGTCTTTTACTATTGAATTATAAGGGTCAATCATAAAGCCGTCATAGTCCCAAGCCTCTTTGTAAGCTACGCCTAGACTAATTAAATCTCTGTATGTATAAAGTTTTTCTGACGAAATAATTTTAAAATGGTCATCTATAAACTCTGTATATTCTATGAAATCTAGCTCCTCTATTAAATGTAAAGGCTTTTTAGCTAAATACTCTACTAGTTTACGTATAATAGAGTGAGGCTCATTCTCACTACTAAATACAAGCCATTTCTTTTTGTGTTTTATTGAATAACATAGCATTAAAAATAATACCGCTGAGGTTTTACCTACATTAGCTTGTCCTAGTATTACGTTGAAATTACTAGGCTTAAATCTTATATGCTCATCTATGTCTGGTATGTCTAACTTCAAACCCTCTGCAATACTTCCATTTCGTATCTGTCTGAGTTTTTCTATTGTTTCTGGATAGTTTATCGTCATTGTTTTGTATTAAAAAAGGCTACCTTTCGATAGCCTAATTATTAAAATGGTAGGTCAGCTTTTTCTCTGTCTGGCATATGCTCCTTAGCCGTAACTGGTTTTTGGTAACCCTCAGTCGGTTTAAAGAATTTAGCGTACATTTTATCTGGGTTACTTTTAGCTCTTAATATATCAAAAGTTAAAAACCCATTGTTTTTCTCTGCCTGGTCTTTATTAGCTTTTAGCCAAGCAATCATTTCGTCAGCCTTAACTGAAACGTTTGTTACGATAAAATCAAACTTGCCTTTTCTAGCAAATAAGAAGTTCATAAATTCTGTGTTGTTGTTTTCATTCATAATGTTTGTTATTTATTTATTAATCCAATTATACATTTTTTCTGCATCTCTTAGCACGTCATCAATATCTGCTACTCTTTTTGAGTGAAAATTAGCTGATGCTTTTATACAGTTTTGCTTTACAATATAAGAAAAAGTATTTGTACTCTTCTTTTTTTCTGTAATTACTTCATTGTCTTTAAACTTTTTATTTTTAAAGTCTTCCCTTACTAACTTAGCGTTATACATATCCTCGTTAGTTACATTGTATTTTATAGTATCTCCAATAGAGCCAGTAAACTCTCCTTTTGAGAAAAATGTGTAAGCTCTTCCGTCTCTGAAAGTAACCTTTGTTTTTTTCATTCCGTTCCACTGTCCGTCTGGATCAAGATGTTTTATAGTTCCGCTCTTCATAATTAACTGCGTTTAAATGATTCGCTCTCGTCTTCTCCGAAAACCCCTAGCTCATAAAAACCAGTAAGTTTAAGTACCGCTCTACTCATTGCTCTCTTCTCTGCCATTTCTGGAACGTACCAGCTATTAGTATTTCCGTCCTTGTATCCTTCTCCTTTCAATGCTGATCCAAAAGTTTCAATCTTTTTACCGTCTTTCTCTGCATACGCTTTAAATACTGCGTAATTAGGCTCACATCTTACAACCTCGTAAGAAACGCTCATTTGCTCTAATGCCTGTATCTTATCAATACCTTGGCGAGTAATTATTGTGTAGTGCTGATGCTTAAAAAAGTCATCTTTGTCTAAGTCGTATTTTTTATACAACTCCATTAGTTTTTCTTTTTTCATTGTTTATTTATTAAAATTAATTTGTTTTGATACTTCCAGCTGAGCCTCTAAAAACTCAACTCTTCTTTGTAGTGCATCGACTCTAGCATTTAAAAAGTCAATTGTGTCTGGACTAGTTGCTCTTTTAACGTCTTCTTTATAAGTCATTTTAAATCTCTTTAAAAATTTCAAATGGCGATCCTAAAAAACTCGTAGCGTCTTGTAAATATATAATACAAGCATAAGTCAATCTGCTTACGTATTCTTTACTCATCAACTCCTCTCTCATTAACTCGCCACTAGCTTTATACTTTTTAATATAATCGCTAATAGAGTCTTTGTACTCTTCTTTTACTCTACCGTAAAGGTGGTTTAATTCCATAATGTTATCTGTTTTAGTGTTTTATGATTCAAATATATACAAAATAAAGTTATTAACCAAAAAAAAAGAGGCTGATTATAAGTCAAACCTCTTTCAAAACAATGATAACAAACCAGTAGTCAGAAAACTGGCTAAGCAAATCTAAGTTAAATTAATTCTTTTACCAAATTTTCGTAATGTTTTATTTTCTCTTCTAGCTCAACGTCCATAATCTTGCTTGTTTCTCTGCTTTTTATAAGCATCTCTTCTGCCGTTCCTCCTCCGTACTTAGCATCTAGTCCTATACTAAATTTATATTGTTCTCCGTACCTATACACATTGCAACCTACGCATTGCACTTGGCAATTAACCTCGTCCCACCTAGTAGATAAGTTTTTTCTACTCATAAAATGACCGTTTTGCATTCCTTTGCCCTTCCAGAACTCTTGTTTCCCACAAGTAAAGCACTCTACAATACCATTGTTAGCCTCTCTTAGCCTTATATATTGCGAGAATATATTATCTAGTTTTTCTATTAATTTTTTTCTTTTACTCTTC